AATCAAGGAGCTAAAGTCAAATGTTTCTCAAGGTACAAATGTTTCACAAAGTACAAATAATGTAGTACCTATTGTAAAAGATTATAGTGATGATATTGCTAAAATTCATAAACAATTAGAGGCAATCAATACTAATTTATTAAGCCTAGCTGATACTATTAAAAATATTACTCAAGTTAATAGTATAAATCATGTAAATAGTGAGATTTTAACATCTATACCTGCACCTGTTACAATTATTTCTGGAGAAAATATTCGTCTTAATATTGAAGAGAAAATTAATGTGGACGACAAAGAGGAAGTAGAAGTGGAGGAATTAGAAGAGGATGAATTAGAAGAAGAGGAATTAGAGGAGGAGGAATTAGAAGAAGAGGATGATGAAGAAGAATTAGAAGAAGAGGAGGAAGTTAAAGTCGATGATAAAAATATATGCTCTGTATGCGAATGTAAGGTTATTTTAGATGAGGATATTGTAGTTGTTGATGATAAAAATCATTGTGGTGCTTGTGATCCAAATGTGTTACAAGAGGAGGAATTAGAAGAAGATGAAGTTGAAGAATCTGAGGAAGAAGTTAGTGATAAGGAGGAAGAAATTAGTGATAATGAGGAAGAAGTATCAGAGAAAGAAATATCTGATGATGAAGAAGAAGTTGAAGTTAGTGATAAGGAACAAGAGGAAGAGCAACAAGTTACTAATGAGGATGAAGAGGTTTTCGAAATTGAAATCGATGATGTAACATATTATGCTACACACGAAGAAAATGGGATCTTATATGCGGTTGAAAAGGACGGAGATGTTGGGCCTCAAGTTGGAATAATCAAGGACGGAGAACCAATTTTCTCATAAATTATATAAATCTTTGGACATTTAAATGGGACAAAAATAATAAATATATATTATAAGTAAGTAAATGTTGGATAATATATGTCCGCCAGCACTAATTTATTTAGCATTCTCATTAACTCAGATTATTATTGATACATTTAAAGGCTTATATAATACAGCATTTTTCAAATTTATTGTAATGGTAACAATTACATTTTTATTAAATGCATTATGTCAAGGTGGAATGTCAATAATATCATGGATAATTGTATTTATTCCTTTTATTTTCATGACAGTAATAGTTACAATACTTTTATATGTATTTGGACTAGATGCCGCAACAGGTACATTAAAATTTAAATGTACTAATCCTACAACAACATCTAATTCAAATTCAAATTTAATCTATAGTAGCACTACAGACACAACTACTACAACTAATACATGTCAACCCAAAACATCCTCTAATTTGTATAGCAATAGTTTTGGAGTAACTGTTAGTTCAGATCCTCAATATCAATAATTTACTGGATATATTTACAAATAATATTTTATTTTGATTTTATTAAGCAAAATAAACTATTTAAATATATTTATATTTATAAATATATTAGTAATGTTATATTCGTATTTATTTACTACTATTGCACTAATATTTGGATTACATTTTTATAAAAATAGGTATCCAAAAGAATTTGAAATGATAATAACACAATTTATAGATAATATACAGAAGAATGAAACATTAAAACCCTATTTACCGATATTAACAACTACATTTTACAATATTATTTATATTTATAGTTTGTGTCAGGTTGCATTTAATAAGACAATGCGTCTAACTAGTCCATATATAAAATCTATATCAGGCTTTGTTCAAAATAATTTTTTAAATAAGATTAATACAAATGATACAAGTAATATTATTTTAGATAAACAAGATGGTTTTGTGTTAGTTAAATCAGAAAAAAATGATATTATTATATTTGATAAAATACCGGATAGTTTAGATAATATTAAATATGAAAAGTCTACCTTACGTTTTCTAGCATTATGTTTAAAACTTAAAACAGATGATTCAGATCAGACAATGTGTTATTCTATTTATTTATCTTTAAATTCAATGAATTTTTATGTAGTTGGTAATATGTTTGGCCCACATTTTTTTAAATATTATTTACAGCATATTTTGAATGTAACTATTGATAATAATAAACCATTTTTATATATTTTAGAAATTATGGATCAAAATGTAAAAATTACTCATATAAATGAGACCCAAACTATAGTTATTAAAAAGGATGATTATGAAATAATTGGACTACAAGATAAAAATTTAGTTGCTGAACCCAAGGAAATAAATATCACAAATATAGAGAAGGAAGAATTGCCTACAAATGATAATGTAGAGGCAAATGAAGAAGAAAATATAGAAAAAGAAGATTTAAAAGTAGAAGAAGAAAAAGCAGAATCCGAACCAAAAACAGTTACTAATACTTTAGATTATACTACTGTATGTTTTTAATTATAAATATAAATAAAAATTACTTAAAAAAATTGATTTATTATAAGTATAATGGTGACTCCGGAAAAAGCAATAACAATGAACATTGAAACCAGTAACATAACTAATTCCATCAGTAAACCAGCATTCTTACCTTTGAAGAAGAGGTGGAATTTATGGGCACACCTGCCTCATGACAGCGATTGGTCAACAAAGAGTTACAAGCAAATATATACATTTACTACTGTCGAGGAAACAATTGCAATTACTGAAAGCCTACCTGATCCATTAATTAAGAACTGTATGTTATTTATTATGCAAGAAGGAATTATTCCTATGTGGGAAGATGTAAAGAATAGACACGGTGGTTGTTTTTCATATAAGGTATCAAATAAAAATGTTTGTGATGTATGGAGAGAGTTAACTTATATGTTGGTTGGAGAAAGTGTCAGCAATAATACGCAGTTTGTTAATGCGGTAACCGGAATAACAATTTCACCTAAGAAGAATTTCTGTATAGTTAAAATTTGGATGACTAATTGTGAGCACCAAAATCCTGGAATAGTTACAACTGATATTAATTGGTTGGTAGCCCAAGGATGTTTATTTAAGAAACATAGTCCCGAATTTTAATTGTATAAAACTATAAAAAACTATAAAAAATTATAAAAACTATTTAAACAATTAGTAATAACTAAATATAACAAAATGAAATATCCGTTTGTTATATTTTACCGTAAAGACTATAATGCATCATATGACCAGTTTTTTTTTGATAACAATTCTAAACTAAATTGTACTGTACAAATAACTAACAAAATTAATAAAATAAATAAAATATATAGTGCTAATTATCACCTATTAATAACATTAGATGAAGAGAATAATGACCATCTGTGTATTGATCAAATGTACGGTAAAAAATGGATTAAAATGGCCAAGCAAGGATTTTTAGATGTTGCATTATTTAATTCTATTGTAAATAAACAATATATTTTAAATTGCGTTTTAGATAGAACATTTTTAAGACCTATTTTCTCCTTATTTACATCATCATTTAACTCATATGATAAAATTATTAGAGCATATAAAAGTATTCAAAAACAAACACTTATGAATTGGGAGTGGATTATTATTGATGACTCACCAGATGATGAACATTTTCATTTTTTAAGACAAAAACTGTCGCATGATTGTCGCATTCGTATATATCGTAGAAGTGAAAATAGTGGTAGTATTGGAAACGTTAAAAATGAAGCTGTTTCTTTATGCAGAGGATTATATGTTTTAGAGATGGATCATGATGATGAAATATTACCTACAGTATTAGAAGATGCATCAATATTATTTTCAAAGGAAGATGATGTAGGATTTATTTACATGGATTTTATAAATATTTATGAAAATGGTGATAATTTTCGTTATGGTGATAATATTTGTAAAGGTTATGGATCATATTATTGCCAAAAATACAATGGAAAATGGGTATATGTATATAATACACCTAACATAAATAATATTACATTATCTCATCTAGTTTGTTGTCCAAATCACCCACGAATTTGGAGGCGAGAACTTCTCCTTAAAATTGGCAATTATTGTGAACACTTACCTATTTGTGATGATTATGAAATTCTTCTTAGAACAGCAGTAAATACAAAAATGGCAAAGATACCTAAGTTAGGTTATGTTCAATATATGAATAATTCCAATAATAATTTTTCACTAATTAGAAATGGAGAAATAAACCGAATTGGTCCACAATATATTAGTCCGATTTATTATGATACATATAAAATTGCTGATAAAATGGCTGAATTAGATGCATTTGAAATACCAACTTCTGAAGAAAGTAAACATAATATTAATATTTGGTTAAGAGATCCACAAAAATATACTCATAAATATTGTAATTTGTTAGTTAATATGGATTTTACAAGGCAAATTTGTATTATTGGCATAGATAGTTTAATTTTAAATTTGGAATATATACAGAATTTATATAATAACAGTGTTAAACATAATAACAGCGCTGAAAATAATGAAAAAATAGATTTTATTTTGTTAGATAATAAATGCCCAATCGAATATTTATGGAAGCAATTGGACAGTTATGGATTTAATAAAATGAAATGTTATTCACTGATAGATGTACAATATAATTTGTTAGTTAATTATTTTAGAACTACCTATTTGTCAACAGATAATTATGAAATAATAGGAGACGGCTATTTTCGACAAAGACCCAAATATAATACTCAATTTTCTAATAGAAGTCAAGTAATTAATATATTAACAAATCCTGATGATAAATATTTAGAAATTGGAGTTGAATATGGTCAGACATTTTTACATACACATTTTAAACCAGAAAATAAAACTGGTGTTGATCCAGATCCAAAATTTGCTATTATAAATCAGCCATTTAAGTTTGAAAAATGTACATCAGATGATTTTTTTAAGTCTATTATTACAGATAACCAAAATCTAGATAATAACTCTGATATTAAATATAATACAATTTTTATTGATGGAATGCATCAATCAGAGTATTTTTTAAGAGACTTTAATAATAGTGTTAAGGCTCTGGTAAATGGCGGTTCAATATTTATTGATGATATATTACCATTAACATATAATGAACAATTAAAAATACCAAGAAAATATTATTATGAAAATGGCATCTTAAAATATGGCGAAGAATGGACTGGTGATATTTGGAAAGTTGTATATCATATTTTTAAAAATTATGGAGACCATTTATTAAAAACAGAAATAAAATATTTTTATAATGCTAATTACAGAGGTGTTTTACATTTAAAACTGATAAATAGTTTTGAAATAAATCATACTGAACTAGATACTATCAATGATTATGATTATTTTAAGGATTTTCCAAAATATTTGGATTATTTAAATTGCTATAATTAGAATTAAATAATAAATTCACAAAAAAACAGTTAAATATATATATGTATATTTAACTATTTGATGAAACTAGTCATAACAGAAAAAGACAATGAAAAGGCTACAATCTGTTTAAATATGATTGTTAAAAATGAATCTCATATCATAAAACGCACACTAGAAATGTTGTGTGACAAAATTCATTTTGACTATTGGGTTATTTGTGATACAGGATCAACAGATGGAACACAAGATATTATTAATAATTTCTTTACTCAAAGACAAATTCCAGGAGAATTGTATTCAGATATATGGACTGATTTTGCGCATAATAGAACACTGGCATTAGAAAGAGCTTTTGGCAAAACTGATTTGCTTTTAATATTTGACGCTGATGATGAAATTCATGGTACTATTTGTTTACCTCTTAATAAAAGTGATATAAAACATGATGAATATCATCTCAAATTTGGTTCAGAGTTAGGAAGCAGTTATACACGTGTGTTGCTAATTAATAATAATAAGCGGTTCAAATACTTTTCTGTTATACATGAATTTATTAGCTGCTCAGAACCAAATTCACGCTCTACAGTTATTGAAGGTAACTATTATATTGTTTCAGGACGAAGTGGTAGTCGCAATAAAGATCCTGAAAAATACTTGAAAGATGCGCTTATTTTGGAGAGGGCACATACAGAAGCACTAGCAGCTAAAGATCCATTATTTCATCGCTATGCGTTTTATTGCGCAAATAGTTATAAAGACTATGGCAGATTTGAAGATGCTATTAAATGGTATAAAATTACATTGAAACAAGATAATTGGGCACAGGAAAAATATATTTCATGTCTATATTTATATGATTGCTACTGTAGTCTAGGACAAAAAGAGCATGGATTTTATTATTTAATTGAAGCATTTTCTTATGATATTGAACGTGTTGAATGTTTATATCCTTTGTTAGTTCATTATTGTTGTTCAGATAAAAATAATATTGCTTATAATTATTATTTAATTGTAAAAGATTTTTTTGAAAATAGATTTTTGTTAACAAATATGGATAATAAACTTTTCTATCAACAAGATAAGGCTAATTTTTTTGTTCCATATTACATGATATTAGTTGCCGACTCTAGTAAAAATAAGTCGCAAGATTTTGATTGTATTATAAAAATGTTTGAAATTATATTTATTAAAAAACAGAAACATATTGATACATGGTATATAAAAAATTTGCTATATAATTTACAATTTTTTGTAAAACATGTAAAGGAGACAAGTTATAAACATTTTATTGGATTAGCAAATGATTATATTCATTTTTTAAAAGACAATAATATTGCATTAGAAACATTTGATTTTCTTAAAACTTATAATAATTATGGTATTAATATAGATTATATATTTAAAAAATTAGAAAAAGTTACTAACAGAAATAATTGTATTTTTTCAAAATCTACATGTGAAACTAGTACTAATATTTTATTTTATGTTGGATTTTCAGATATACATTGGAATTATAGTTATTTGAAAAATAATGCAATTGGTGGATCAGAAAAGGCAGTAGCATATTTAACACGTTATCTTTCATCACAAATTAAAAACTTAACAAATAAAGATACAAATATATATGTAGTTGGTGATGTAAAAAATGAGATACTATCTGAGTTTAAAATTACTTATTTACATTTATCCTATTTACCCAAATTAATAGAGGAGATACCTTTTCATACTGTAATTTGTTCACGATATATTAGTTTTTTAGAAATGTATAGTAACTGTTCTTTTTACAATTTTTATATTTGGGCACACGATACAATGCTATTACCATATGGTTGTAATTTAAATTCAAATACTATATTAGAAAAATGGTCTGACTATATTAATGGCTGTATTTGTCAAACTAATTGGCACGCAAATGAATATGCATTAAAATATCCAATATTAAAAGACAAAATTATTATTATTAATAATGGAATTGATATATCTGTTTTTCCTTCATTTAAAAATACTATTACTGTAAAGAAAAATAATAAATTTATTTACTCATCACGAACTGAACGTGGACTAACAAGGCTTCTAGAATTGTGGCCACAAATTTTGTTAGTTATGCCTGATGCTGAACTAGTTATTTCGACATATAGTAATTTTCCTTTGAACAAAGAAGAAGAAGATATAAAAGCTATTATAGATAAATATCCAAGTATTAAACATCTTGGAAAACTTAATACAGATCAACTATATAGTGAAATGAGTGAAGCTGAGTTTTGGTTATATCCAACTGACTGGCCAGAAACATCATGTATTACAGCATTAGAAATGTTAATGTCCGAAGTAATTTGTTTATATTATCCAGTTGCTGGTCTAATTGATACAATAGACAAATATGGATTACAAATTAAAAATGGAAATGAAATTGAAACTCTTATTAATTTAACATCTGAGAAAAAGACAGAATTAAGAACCAATGGCAGAGAATATGCGTTAAGTTGTTCTTGGGAAAATCGAGCAAAAATTTGGTCTAGATTATTTGAGAAAAAACAGAAGATTTTATTTTTCTTACCATCTTGGTATAATTTAGAAAATTTAAAAGATTACTTTGATAGTTATAAATCAAAGTATAATGTTATATATACAAATGATCCAGATGAAGCAAAACAGATTACAAATGTAGATAAAGTTATTTTTGTTTGTGAATTAACAAGTAGTCCTGTTTATGATCATTTTATTAAGATTTATGATAAGGAAAATATAGAAATAAGCATTTTAAATACAGAGCCCATGAATTTAATTCACCGTTTTAAAAATATAGAAAATTACTTGATAAAATATAATGGAATTAAAATTTATGACTATAGTCTTTCAAATATAAAAATTTTTAATGAATATGGTTACACAAATACTGAACATATGCCATATTTAATCTATAAAGAGGAACAAAAAATGTTAGTTAATTTAAGAAATACAACAGAAAAAACTTATGATTTTGGTATTATATCTCCTGAAAACCCAGTAATTGTTGAGAGACGATTAGCTGTTGTAAATTATCTTATAAATAATGGATATACTGTAAAAGTAATTCAGGGATTTAAAGAAATAAGAGATAAACAAATTGCATCATGTCATGTATTATTAAATATTCATGGTTCAAATAATGGTGAAGAAACAAAAATATTTGAACATATACGTTGTAACCGATTATTGTCAGCTGGATATAACATTTTGTCAGAAGACAGCCTATACTTAGATACAGATTTTATACAAAAATATTCAAATAACCTAACTATAATTGATTATAAAGATTTTTTTAATATAAATACATATAAAAACTTACCATTTTTATCAAAACACAAGATTATTGACTGTTTTATATTTTATAATGAACTAGAAATGTTAACATATAGGCTTAATTTACTATATGATATAGTTGATTATTTTGTAATAGTAGAATCGCACCATACTTTTGTAGGAAATAGTAAATTATTATATTATGATAAAAATAAACATTTATTTAAACAGTTTGCTGATAAAATTATATATATTGTAGTTGATATGCCTTTTACAAAAGATAATATTAATATTTCTAGAGGTGATCAGTGGAAAAATGAGAAACATCAACGAAATAGTATTGCCAAAGGCTTAAGTCAAATAGAACATAATTTAAAACCAGATGATGCTATTATTATATCTGACCTAGATGAAATACCAGATCCAATTATGTTAGAAAAAATAAAAAAAAATAGATTAATTAATGGTATTGTAAGATTAGAGCAAGACTTTTATTATTATAATTTAAATAGTAAACGAAATGAAAAATGGTACCATTCTAAAATGTTAACAGTAAGAAAATATAAGGAATTAAATAAATCTTGTGAAGAAATTCGATTTTTTAATTGTGACACTATACCTAATGCTGGCTGGCATTTAAGTTATTTTGGAAATAAGGAATTTATTAAAAATAAAATAGAGAACTTTGCTCATCAAGAATATAATAGTGAAAAATACACAGACACTAGTCAAATACAAAATAAGATTGATAATAATTTAGATTTATTTAATCGTGATCTAAGTATCAATAGTATAATTAAATTAGATATCTATGATAATAATTATTTGCCTCCATTATATAATAAATTTTTAAAGTCATTTTACAATATATCTGAAACTAAAAGAGAACAAAAATTATTACAAATTTTAAATAATGAATATTATAATAGCGCATGGAAAGGTCATTTTGAGTTTGCTATGTTTCTAGTAAAATATATTAATCCAAGCGTTACTGTAGAATTAGGTGTAGACTATGGACATTCAACATTTTGTCTAGCTAGTCCAAATATTGGAACTGTATATGCTATTGATTGTTTTGAAGGTGATATGCATGCTGGTTTTAAAACTACTGAAGATATATTTAAAAATTTTACAACTGAGTTATTAAATAGGTCATTATTATTGTCTGACAATATAATTCCAATTAAAGGCTATTTTGATGATGTTGTACTAACATTTGATAAAATAATAGATATATTACATATTGATGGACTACATACTTATGAAGCTGTTAAAAATGATTTTGAAAAATGGTTTATCAAAACAAGTGATAATGCTGTTATAATAATGCATGATGTTATTGCTTTTTCAGATACAGTTGGTAAATTTTTTAATGAAATAAATTATCCCAAGTTTTATTTTACACATTCAGCTGGATTAGGTGTTGTATGTAAAACTCAAAAACAATTAGACAATTTGTTAGTTGCTTTAAATAAAACTGGACTTGAATGTATTAATCATCTTGTATATAATAAACAAGAACCTAAAAAATATTGTTTTATTCATAGTTGTACATTTCCAAATAAAGGCACTGAAAAATTAGATTATATTATTGATAAAATAAATTCTAGTGGACTTATTGAATTATTAGATAATGTTTTTATAGTTAATATTGGAGTTCCAATTGAAAATAAATATAATATAGAATATAATTCTAATAGTTCAAATAAATATATACTAACAAATTATAGCAATAATCCACTTTTATATGAGAACCCTACTATAAACAAAGTGAGACAATTTGCTGAATTAAATTCAGATAGTTATATATTATACTTACATACTAAGGGAAACTCATATAACACTGAAATACAGACTATAAATGACTGGATAAATATGATGTTATATTTTCTTGTTGATAAATATAAAGAGTGTATTGATAAAATGGATAATAAATATGATACAGTTGGTTGTAATTATCAAGAAAAGCCATATCATCATTATTCTGGCAATTTTTGGTGGGCTAACTCCAACTATATTAAGACATTAATTTTTTTAAGTGAAGAAGTACCTGATAAAATGGCTCCTGAATTTTGGGTTCTTCAAAATAGTCCAAAAATGTATATATCTCATTTATCTAATATAAACCATTATTGGAATACATATCCAGAGCATTTGTATAAAGATAAATAAGTAAAATATAAATAAAATATTATAGTATTTAATAACTTCTATAATATTTTTATTAACGTTCAGTTGAAAAAAAGAATACTTGGAAAAGACGTCCATTTTCCTTATTATTTCCAAAATAATCCATGGACATATGAAAACGTTTAGAATTAAATAAGATTAATCGGTTAAATACATTACCAACTCTATCAACTAATTCCCATTTTGTTAGATCTTGGCTACTTTTGTCGGTTTCTTCCTTTGTATTTAGAATTTTTACATCTTCCTCGGAATATTCTCCATTTTTAAATCTATAAAAGGCAGTTCCAGCAGATAATGGTGCATCTGGTGTTAAATACAAAACACCAGCCCAATTATTCCAACTATCTGTATGTATCCAAGAACGATCGTGTGCTGTAGTATATTGAAATGCTCCATTATATATATCCTTCTTATCAGAATTTATGTTTTTGTCTGGTATAGGAAATTCTGTTATATTTCCACCAAATGGTCTAACATATTCTTGTATTATAGATTTAAGATGTTCATTTGCATATGATATAGTTCGCCGACCTGGATAATTGCCTTTTACAGAAAATTCTTGGGTTAATATATATTCTCTTGTATTTTGCGCATTATTATAAAAATTGTCAACTACAATTAGTCCACATGATGGTCCTCTAAGCTTAAATATATCTGATAATTTATTTTGAGATATATTTTTATTATTCAATAAATATTGTTTATTATATTCTATATCATCATTTTCATTTGTATCAACTAACAAATTACCATCTAATTTTTTCTCAATAAATTCCATTATATTTAATATAAATAATTGCTTTTTATATTATTTATTAACATTTATATTTTATAGTTTTTAATTTTTAATTTAGCATCCAACTTGATTAATTTGAATATAAGGATCAAAATTTAAAGAAACTAATGAGACAGTCACTTATGTTGCTCCTTATGGGTCTATTGTAATAGCTGAATTACTATTACAATAACTATGTGAATCTAAATAATTGATATAGCTACTAGAATATGATATATATGTGTAGCAAAATGATTTAGGATTTATGTTTTACCATAAAATTATGCATAAGATGAAAAACGGACAATTACTACACCCGCTCCACCTTTGAAACCGACATTCGCACTTGCCCCTTGCCCTCCACCTCCTCCTCCTCCACCTCTTCCGTCAGTTCCCGCAGTAGCAGGAGTATAAGTTGATGCTGGAACACCAGCACCTCCATTTCCACCTCCACCATTACCTCCAAGAGCAGGGTTAGTGGAAACATCATTAGAACCTCCACCACCTCCACCAGCGTAAAATATACTTGTTCCAGTAATACTATTTGCCGTTCCAGCACCTCCGTCGCCTCTACCAGAAGCAGTAGTTCCATTAACACCCGCAGAAGACGAACCACCGCCTCCTCCCGAATAATATAAAACACCGCCAGTCAAAGTATAATTACCTCCATTATTACCTTGTGGTGAAACACCTGCTCCTCCGCTATATGAAGCACCACCCGCACCAGCACCTCCTCCCGAACCACCACCACCACCAGTAGTAATTCCTCCCGCTCCACCTCCGTTTGCGGTTATTGTCCCCGAACCCACCACAAGAGTAGAGTTTGTCCCCACATTTCCAATAGTCCCCACACCTCCCGCTCCACCACCTCCAACCGATACAGCGTAAGAAGTTGAACCAGCAAAACTATTCGTTCCAGTTAAATATCCACCAGCACCTCCTCCACCGCCGTTGCTTAAAGAACTAATAGCACCACCACCTCCACCTCCACCACCTACAACCAAGTAAGTAATAATAGTAGAAGAAGATACGGATATTGTCCCACTTGTAGTTG